TGAAGCTTAAATAGGTTTTCTTGCTCTTCACCTAATAATACATTAAGTTTAACAGCAGCATCTATCCATAAATTTGGAGATATTGGTTGTTTATTTTCAACCATTCCTTTAAGGAATTCAATTATTGTATCTGTAGTTATTATTGTATTTTCCATATATTTACTTTAAAAAGGTATATCATCTACATTAATTTCTTCATTATCCATTGATAGGGGTTCAGATGTTACTAAATTATCAAAGTCATCTTGGCTTCTAATTGGTGTTTTTGTATCATTTTTGACAATCATAGCATAACCATTTTCATCATCAATTTTTTTATATCCTTCAGGAATAAGATACAGAGCTACAACAGCCTTGCCCGCAACTCTAACTTTTTCAGTCTCTACTGAAAGAATTTTATTTATCCAGTTTTTAGAATCCTCACCAAAAGCGTCTACTAGCCCATTAATAGTTGCTCTATTTAAACTTAAATTTAGGGGTTCTCTATCACCCTGGAAAATAACCTTACAAACATCTTGAGTTTTTGGACTTCCATCCTTATTTACAAAAGAGCTTGGCACAGCATCAGTTTCACTTAATATTTTAGCTTTTTTGGCTGTTATTTCGCTACCTTTTGCCCAACCACCACTTATAGAACTACTTTTTTTATATATTGCCATATTATTATTTTTTTAATAAATAAATTATTTGTCTTTTAAATCTGTTTAAATCTTCTCTCTTTTTCTTAATTATTTTTATATCTTTAAGTCTCCTTTCTATTTCTTCTTGTAAATCTTCGACTTTTTTTAATGTACCTATAATTTGTAAAGATAATTCATCACCAAATTTAGGTTTGAAATTTTTTAATAAATTTGTGTATTCTTCTTCTATTGTTTGTTCAGGTTTTTTCATAATAACCTTCCTTGGGCCTCTCTAATTGGCTCTTTTATATAAAGACCAAGAGATTTTTGTTTATTATATATATATCCAATACCTTTATCTGTAATTCTAAAATAAGTGTATTGTCCTATATCTTTACTCTCTATCAATCCTTCTTTTCTAAGTTTACGAGCAAGTGCATCAGCTGCTGTTCCTAACCAACCAAATGGAGTATTAATTTTAATTATATTATAGCTAACAACCCATTGGTCTTTTAAATATATATTATCTTTTAAAACTTTCCAAAGATAGTTTAAAAGAATTTCTTTTTGGGGTATTTTAGACATATAGGAAATATTGGTTTATGACATGGACAATCACAATGCTGAATTGAACTTCTATTGTCCTCTCTGGGAATACATTCATTATGCTTGCCATTATATGGGTCACATAAATAAGAACGATATTTAGAAAGTTTATTCCATTTAGTAGTAGGAGACGGATTATATAAGTGTCCTAAAGATTGTTTTTGTTCTGTTTTCATATATTATTTACTTAATTCCTTATCTCTTTTTTTAAGAGTCAGGGCTGCCAAGAAACAATCTCTGTCTTTTTTATAAGCTCTAGGGTCTTCATCAAGAAAGTGTTCTTTAAATTTACCAGTTTCCTTATCTATGCTCAATAAATATCGACCCATAATATCTCCTATTCCTCTTTCTTCCTCCCAGGCATTTTGATAGCCTGCTAGTTGATACCTTTGTTCTGGATATACGCGACTAAAAGTTTCATTTGTTTTTTTATCTAGAGCCCAATTATTAGTTTTATAATCAAATAAAATACGATGTTTAGTATTACCTTTACCAGGAATCCTTGCTTTAATTATAACATCTAGTTTTCCTACATAATCATATTTTTTTGAATAGACTATTTGTTCATTAAATTCTACCTTAACATCATTTTTATTAAACCATTCTAAAAATCCTGTTACACCATTCAATACCTTTTCTTCTTTAGGCATTGGTGGTTTAGTCCCCTGTAGAAACTTATCAATCCAGTCATGAACTAAACCTCCAGTTGTTGCACCCTCTTCTTTTCTTATCCGGTATTGAGTAGTTGCTTCTAAAATTAAGGTATCTGTAAATGGAACTTTTTCTTTTAAAGCCCTTTGAAGAAATTCACGACTTAATCTTTCTTGCCAAAGGCCTAAAGGACCTGATTTATCAACCATTCCTGTTGCCTTAGTAACTGATATAGGCCAATTTCCAGTTTCTCTTACAATATAAACATGTTTATAATGTCCATATTGTTCATAGAAATCTATAGTAACAGAACCCTTGTATAACTTAAATGTAATTGTAGGTATGTATTCTTTTGGCATTTTATTTATTTGCTGTTTCTGCCTTTAATATTAAAAATATTGCTTTTTGTGCTTCCGCTTGAGTAATATTATCTATATTAATTTTAGCTTTTTTAAGGACAAAATCATGTTTTTGAGTTAATGTTTTTAAACCTCTTTTTTCTAATCCATCGTATAACTTTTTGATATAATCCATTTTAGGCTTTTCTTTTTTTTCTATATCAAATTTTCTTTCTGCATAAGCCCCTATTGAATTAAACTCAATCCAAACCTTATCTTTGTCATTTTCTGTTGTTAATTTGCCCTTATTAATTTTAATGAAATATTGCCATAAACACTGTTTAAAAGCCTTTTTGTCCCAAAACTTATCTGTTTTTTCTTCAACGAAGTCAAAATTTGACCATAACGGAGTCTTTTTAGCTTTGGCTTGTATTTTATCAGGTTTAGCTTTTCGGACCTTTTTTGGCTTGTTTTTTTGCTTAATTTTAGTCCTTTTATCAGGTCTCATATATTTTCCTCACTAATTTCTTCATTATAATTAATTTCTTCTAACTCCTCTTCATCTTCATTTTGTCTATCAGCGGGTTGATATGGATTCATTTATATCCTTTCTGATACCAAAATCCTTTCATTTCTTTTCTTGACCGGTGTAATTGTACTTTATACCAGTCTTCAACAGTAGTGATTTTGGCAATTAGTTTTTTAGATAAATTCTTATTATATTTTTTTATTATTTTAAGCATATAATTTATGACAATAACAATTACATTTACTAATTTTAAAATTATTATCTTTTAAATTATTATTAATTCTTTCATCAACTTTTATAATAGTATAAACTTTTCCACCGCACTTTTTATGTTTATTAATTGTGAAATGACACCAATGTGATTTAGAACGAACTAACACTTTTTTTGTCATATTATTTTATATATAATTTGGTTTGATATTATTTTTTTTCTGTATTACTCATATAATTCGTTCACCCTAGCCTCTTTGAAGTTTCTATTTTGACGGTCTAATTCTATTATTTCATAATTAGTCGAGGCAATTTCATCACAAATAATATCTTTTACAAAATAACCAATTATTTGTCCATTAACCTTGCACCTTAAATTATAAACTTGTTTTGTTAATAAATAATTTAAACCTATAGATGATAAAAATATTATTACAAACAATATTTTAGCTATTCCTTTTTTGCTTGGTATAATCTTTATAAGTAAATTTTTTATTGAATTCATATTTTTCCTTTTTGACCATTTCTTAATTTTGAGATTTGGTCTTTTAATTGTTTTTGTTTTTAGGCTAGGGGGCGAAGTCGTCGAGCCTATCGTCGCTCCGCCCATTTTACCTCTTGCTTGATATCCTTTGACCGAGAGGTGACTAGGTCAAGGTTTGAAGCTATAATTATTATAGATACCAATTTATATTGCAATCATTATATATATTATGTTATTTTGGCTTGATTAAGCAATAAAATCTTTCTTTTTTTACGTCGTTCTCTAGCCTTTCTTCGTGATTCTTCTACATTGGCATGGTATCTTTCTCTTTGTATTCTTCGGCTGTATTCTATATCTTTATAATACTTTGCTTTAATTAATTCTCTGTTTTTGTCTTGGTATTTTTTAACAGCTTTTTTTAGAATAATATTCCATTTTTCTTTATTTTTTAATCTCCAATTTTTGGTATGTTGTTTTTGAGATTCTCTTCTTTTTGGGTTTGTTCTATAGGCTCTTCTTGCTAATTTAGTACGTCGTTTTAAAGCACATTCTTCACAAAATCTTTTTTTAGTATTACCCATTTCTTTTAGACAAACTACACATTTTTTAATCTTTTTAGTTTTTGGTATATCTTTCCCCTTTAAACTTTTATGTAACATTTTATGATGTGGTGGACATAACCAAATAACTTCTAATGGTTTGCTATAATCAGGGTGGTGTGTTTCTCCTAATAAAGTACAAAATGGATATTCACAAGTTTTTTTTGTCAGTTTTGATGATATTTTTTTAGCTAAATATTTTTTTGAGTGCAAAATTTGTTCAACTCTTTGTTTAGATATACCCAATATAATACCAATTTTATCATAAGTATACCCATGTCTTCTACAGGATTTTATAAATGATTGTTTATTTTCATCTAACATATAATTTTTTATACATTACATTTGCACCCTTTATTTTTTAATTGCTAATATAAATGTTCCACAACAATTATATACTTCATAACCTTTAAGTTGCTCATCTTCATATGGAGTAAAATAATCTCTTGATTGACCTACAAGCCAAATTCCTTGAAAGCCAAGATTGTATTTGTTTATTCTATTAGCATCATCCATCCATTGCAATTTTTTAAAATCCTCTTTTGTTTCAGTTACCATATCTACCATACCATCAAACCTTGATTTTACTTTTATGTATAAAGGGCCAGTTTCTCCAGGTTTTGCCTGATTTTTTTTAATAAAGGATTTTATAGTAGCTAATGTAATTTTCATATTATTTCAGCTTTTTGATTAATTTTGCTATTACCAAGTTGTTGATTCCTTCAAAGTCCAGATTAGAATATCCATCGTCTTCACTATAAGGAAGCTCATCCATAATCATTTCGGAGACATTTTCTAAAAACTGGTCATAAGCTCTTTCAGCAACTTCGTTGGCTATGCGATTCATTTCTCTTTTATTCATAAATTTCCTTTTGTGATGAGGAGAAAAAAGAATTAGTTATAAAACTTCTTTCTCCCCCTCATCATTAACTAATTTTTAATATTGTTCTTCTTCTCTTATATCTAATACTTCTTGTATCTGGTCTAATTCATTTTGATATTTAATAGTATGATTTTGAATGTCCCTTGCCTTTAATATTTTTGTATACATAATTTTTATTTTTTTAATCTATATTAATATTATACACTACTTTATACCACTTGTACATAGGGGGCCTGTGCGTAACTAGCCAAAAGGTCAAAAAAGGCTTTAAATAAAGCAAAAAATATTTTAAAAAGTAGGTTAAAATTAGTTATTTTTAAGTATTTTTGATACTATTTAAGATTATTTTATTAATAGGCTATGTACAAAATAATTTAAATATGATAGTATATAAATACTTGGTAAATCGGACCCTCTAGAAAAGGGCAACCGCCAGCACTAAAAATCCAAGACTAGCTGGCTAAAACTCGTCTCAATAACTCAACCTTACGAAAGTAAATAGAATTATTAGAAAAGTTTTGGACAGTGGTAAACAATTTTTAAGTAATTGCTTCTAGCTAGGGTTAATTACTTAAAATATATAATCTATTCTATAAATAGAAGTTTAGCCACTTTCTAAAGCTTTTACAATTGAATAAAATGGTTAGTAAAAATTTTATGATTTTGCAAATCTAAAATCTGAACTCATAATCTAACCTACGAAATTGAATTTAATCCTGAGTGGCTAAACCTTTTGTAATAAATGTTAGAAATAATATTTGTTACCTAAGGATTGAATTTAAGACAAATAAAAGAATAAAATGTCTAAAATACTAAAAATTAAAATAAGTTTCCAGGCTTTTTAAGTGCTGGATTTTTTTATTATATGAAGATAAAAAGATGTTTACAATGTGAAAAAGAATTTGAAACAAAAAAGGGCCGATACTGTAGTGATTGCACTAAAGGAAAAAAATTGGCTTATGATAGGGCCTGGCAATTAAAACGTAAAGAAACATTAAAAGCAACTCAACAATAAAATGATACCAATAATAGGTGGAAAAGATAAAAAACCAACAGAACGAGAAAAATTGGATAGATATTTTAGACATGCTATAAGTGAACTAAATCAAGAGGTCAATGTTTTAAAAGCAATGTTAACAGGTGAACAATATTTTCAAAGTGGTGTAATTACTTTACTTTGTAAAAAATTAAAAATAGAACCAAAAGAACTTTCAAAAGCTGTAATGGATAGTATGAGTAATTCATCTTTTATAAAAAATGTAAATACCGAAATAGAGATATTGCAAAAAGAAGAAGAGAAACAATCAGCAAAGGTACAGGCTTTTGCGGCAGATGAAATAAAGTCTATTTAAATGAAATTACTTGGAGATAAAATATTAATAGAGATATTACAGGAAGAAACTCAAACAGCTTCTGGTATTCTTTTAACCACAACAGATACTGGATATTGTAATGTTAAAGTTTTACATATTGGAGATACTAAGGAATTAAAGGAATCAGGAATAAAAGAAGGTGATAAACTTGCAACTTCAAATCAGCTTATAAAAGAAATTGAAATAAACCGGGTTAAATATAATATGCTTAAATTGGAAAATGTAATTGCTATATTAGATGCCTAAAGGTAATAAATTAACTCCTAAAGAAGAATTGTTTTGTCAACTTTATACAAAGGATAGGGGTTGTTTTGGTAATGCGGTTAGGTCATATATGATTGCTTATAATGTTTCACAAAAAAGATATGATTCAGCTAGGACTTTAGCTAACAAGCTTTTTGCAAAGGCTGGCATTAGAAGTAGGATTGACCAATTAATGAATTTAGTAATTGATGATGCTATTGTAGATACTGAATTAGCTTATGTAATAAAACAGACAGACGAACTTCCAGCTAAAGTTGCTGCTATAAGAGAATATAACCGTGTTAAGAAGCGTGTAGAAGAACCACATCAAAATACTATATTCATTTTGAATCCTGATAGGGAGAGAGAACTTAACGAGGCTTTAAACAAAAATTTAGATGATAAAGAGGTTGGATAAAAAAGTATGGGATATTGTTGTAAATGGCTCAAAGGATGATAGGAAATACATTTGCTCTCAGAGTAAGCTTTATTTTGCTTTATATTATTTTACAGAATACTTTACATACAAACTAGCACCTTTCCATTATGAAATGTTTGCTGACTTAGAAGAGTTGGATAAACGGTTATTTAACTATTTAATGTGGTGTATATTTCGTGAGAGTGCAAAAACATCTATTGCTAAGATGGATGTTGTTCATAAAATAGCCTATCGTACCAAACATTATATTAATTGGGATTCTTACGATAAAGGTAATGCGGAGCAAGCATTATTTGATATAGCTCAAATTCTTCAGACAAACGATAAATTTATAGCTGATTTTGGACAGTTGTTTTATGAGCCAAAAGGAGATAATGAGAGAAAGTCAACAGTTAAAAGAATTAACAACTTTATAACTGCTAATGATATAAAAGTTGAAGCTTTTAGCACACAACAATCAACTCGTGGAAGAATTTATAAACAACATAGACCAGACCATTATGTTTTAGATGATTTTGAGACTATAAATACAAAAGATAGTATTCTCAAAATGGGACAGATTAAAGAGCATATAGGAGAACTCCAAGCTGGACTTAGTAATACTGCATCTGTTTTGTTTTTATGTAATTATATAACTGAAGCTGGAGTTGTTAATTGGTTAATGGAAACCCATAAAGATAATCCTAATTTTAAAATAAGAAATTTACCAGTAGTACAAGATGGAAAGATAGTATGGCCAGCTAAATATGTGTTTACTGATGAAGAGGCTAATCAAATTAACAAAACAATTGTGAAGCCAAGCGAACAAAAAATATCACTTGAAACAAAAGAAAGGGATTTGACAACACCTGTCTATCAAGCAGACATGATGAATAATCCCGCTGCAGCTGGGGATTTATTCTTTGACAGGGATATAATAGATATATTAATTGAAAAATGTAAACATGTTCACCTAAAGAAAGTAGGTGAGCGTTTTATTTGGTGTAAAATAGACCCTTCCCATAGATATGCAATAGGTGGTGACCCAGCTAAAGGTGTAGGATTAGACCATAATGCAAGTGTAGGTATTGACTTTACAACTATCCCAGCTAGACAAGTTTTATCTTATGCTAATAATGAAATACCTCCTGATTCATTTGCTCATGAAGTAAAAGCTCAAGCAGAAGACTTAATGGAATGTTTAATAGCTCTTGAGATTAATGGGGAAAGTGGTGGAACTGCAATTAATGAACTCAAACATATTTATGATTCAGATAAGATTTATAAGCGCCTTGCTAGTAAGCCTAAGACCCTTGATGTTCCTACTAATACTCGAAACTTTGACTTAGGCTGGGAAACAAATGGAGCTACAAAGCCTGAAATGTTATTTGGTTTTAAGAAAGCAATTGAAGAGGGACAATTAGAAATTTATGATGTTCGGATTCTAAAAGAAGCTAGGAAATATACTCAGGCTGATTTAAGAGATACAAGTGGGACAGATACCACTAGACACTTTGATTTACTTAAAGCTGCTTGTATTGCATGGAAGATGAAAGATTTTGCTGTAGTAACTAAGAAAACAACTAAATATGTTCAGAAACCTTATGAAACAGTAAGTAGATATGAGGGGGGTAGACAACAAAATACAAATATTAATTTAGGTGGAACAATAAATTTATGAAGGAAAAAACACCACAACAAAAAACTAAAATCTTAAAAGAGACATTAAACCAATTAATATTAAATACTTCTACAGAAGAACTTATTTATATAAGGAATTTAATTGATTTTGAATTAAAGTATAGACAATTTAAAAAATGAAGACTTTAGTAGTTAGGTGTTTTCACTGCTCAAAATTTTATAGAGTAATAAAGGTTAAAAGCTTATTTTGGCAAGCTAAAATATTAGAATATGCCAAATGTCCTTTTTGTGGTAAATGTAGAACAAACATAACAATAGATGAAAGATGCAAACTTTGTGGTGTTCCAGCTAAATATAGGCCCATTCATTCCAGAGGTCTTGACCATGCTTGTCAAATGAAGATTATAAGAATGTCACAAAAAAAGATAAATCTTATACAATATAGCCATGAATGAAAATACTAAACAAAATATTGGCGATATATTATTGCCTATTGCTTTAAAACAGCTTAAAGCTTCTACCGACCATAAACAAGGTAGAATGGATACTATTAGAGAATATGAACTTGCTTATATAGGTAAAGTACAGCCTAAATTTAGGCAACAGTTCAATGTGCCCTTACCAGTATTTCCTGGATTAGTAGATACATTGCAATCTGATTTTGATGACCCTATTCAACTTACATTTCAAGAGCAAGATGCGGCTGATTATAAAAAAGTAAAAAAGATTAATGCCGCATGGGAAGTAGAGACTTCAAGCACACGTGCAGCCGCAAAATGGGATTTAAAATTAAGATGGGATAGATTCCTTGCTATTCTTTCAGGTAGGGGTATTCAAAAGTATTATGCATCAAGTGACCCTGAATATAAATCTAATTTTGAAATTGTTAATTATAAATTTTTCCATTGTGAACCTCATGGTGGTGGGCATTTAGAGAATCATTTATTTTGTGGACAAGAAAAAATACAAAAAACAGCTGAAGAGTTAAAAGCTTTTGATATATATAATCAGGGACAAGTTGAAAAGTTAATTGCTGGAACTTCTACTGAATTTAAACAAAATTTAACTTTTGAACATAAAAGAGATTTTGCCCGCTTTGAGGCTCTTGATTTAAACACTGAAGAAAATTATGTAGGACAAACAGTTTTTAGTCTAGTTGAGTGGGGATTGACATATCAAGGTGAAAGATATTATTTGTTATTTGACCCATGGACTTCTACTTGGCTTAGATGTGAAAAACTGAAAGATATTTATTCTACTGACTTATGGCCATGGACCTCTTGGGCTACTCACGAAGACCCTGAGGTATTTTGGTCTAAATCTTATTGTGATGATTTTATAGCTATTTCAGATGCTATTACTACACTTCTTAATCAAGAATTGACCAATAGACAGAAACAAAACCTCAATGCTAAAGCTTATGACCCCAATATCTTTGTGGATGTAGCAGCTTTAGATGAGGCTCAATATAGACCAGATGCTTTAGTTGAGGTTAATGTGCCAGCTGGAAAAAGGATTTCTGATGGTGTGTATGAATTTAAAACCCCTGAACTTAGGGGAACAATTGAAATGATTGGTTGGTTAGAACAAGCACTGTCAAGACAAACTGGTGTCGACCAAATTAATGCCCAACAACTTTCTAAAGCTGGGAAGACTGCTACTGTAGCTTACGCAACCTTGCAACAAGCCTCTAAAAGAATTGGCCATAAAGCCAAAGCCTACATTGAATGTTATGCTGAAATAGGTATGAGATTTGTACAAGGACTTAAAGACCACATGAAGCAACCTCTTGCTATTAAACTTTTAGGTGAAAGTGGATATGAATGGGATACTATTACTCGTATTGATTTGAATACTAAAAGAGACATGGATGTAAAAGTTAAGAGTACCACAGAACTTGATAAGGATAATGTTTTAGGTAAAGACCAAAGACTTAAATTTTTACAGACTATTTCTGAAAACCCAATATTACTTCAACAGTTTAATGCTAAATGGTTAGGGGAAACTGCTGCTAGAGATATAGGGGGATATGATGACGCAACTATTGCTGCAGCTATGGATGTACAAAATTATGGTGATAAAGAAATTTTGGCTGAAGCAAGTGGAGCTATACAAGAGTTACTTGAAGGTAAAAAGCCAAGACTTTGTTACAATGCTAATACAGCATTTATGAAAAAGATTGTTGATTTTGCTACTAATCACAGAGAAGCTTTGGGAAATAAATTTGATTTGTTCTTAGATTATGCAGATGAGCATGCAATGATAGCAGCTGAAAATATGGCTAGACTTAAAATGAAGATGCAGGCAGGGCAGGCAATGCCAAATGAGGCAGGTATGCCAACCCCAGGAATGGGTGGCAATGTTCCAGACATAGGTACTAAAACATTTGGAGGCCAACCTTCACTAAGTGGAGTTCCTCGTCCTCCAGTTCCGCAAATGGCTGTAGGTGGAGGTGAAAATGGATAGTCCATTACTTAAAATTCAATTATTAAAAGATAATCCACCTAAAGATTTTGGTAAATGGAGTAAGGAGAATCTTTTACAATTAGACAAATGGGAAAAAGAACTTGAAAAGATTGCAAAAACCGAAGCATTTTATGAATATGAAACAACTAGAAAACTTGTCGATAATTTAATTGAACAAATTAAAAATATTAATGGGTTATTACTTGATAAAAACAAAAGGGATGAGGTTGATTTCTTATTTGCTACAAAAGAAGCTTTTTTATGGGTTTTAAAACAAATAACAGGCGGAGATTATTCTATTCGTAAGGCTCAAATAGAGAAAGATTTAGATGCAGAGATTAAAAGATTTAAATTATAATGTCACAAAATTAATTTAATTATTTATAATAATTAAGAAAGGATAAAATATGGCTAAAAAAGTTATTGAAGCTGTAGAAGAAGAAACAACCAAAGAGGCAGAAGAAGAGGTTGCAAAACCTTCTAAAAAAGGCTTTAAATTATCTATTTACCTTGAAGGGCATAAACAACCTTATGTTAAGGAGTTTGCTAGCCAAGGTGAATTAGAAAGAGCTACTATTGAACTTAAGAAAAATAAAAGTGTAATTAGGTTTGAATAGTTTGCTGACCCTTTATCTTAAATGGTATGGGGATTAGTAAAGTATAGCGGTTCCTACCGCTTTAACAAGGACTTTCTGGTCGGTAACCAGAGGAAATATTAACCGCAGGTTCCAACCTGCATAAAAGGATTTTTATGGACGATAAGTCTATAACGGATAATTTAGATGAGCAGCTTAAGGCTGCTGGGATAGAAGATGAACCCATAACGCCAGAAGAAGCCCCTAAAGTATTAGGGCAATCTGACGACAATCTTGAAGGAGCTGGACTTCCTAATGTGAATGGTGAACAACCAAACCCAGAAGAAAAACCAGTTGAGGAAAAGGAAACCTCAAAGGAACCCGAAAAGGAAACTGAAAAACCTCAGCGGATTGAACGTCCGCCCAAATATATTCCTATCCCACAATACCATGATGAAAAAAATGCATGGAAAAATAGAGAGCAATCTTTACTTATAGAGATAGAGAACCTTAAAAATGCCAAAACACCCGAAGCTAAAAAAGAAGCAGCTGATGATATAAAAACAGCTATTGATACTTTAAAAGCTAAGGGACTTGAAGTAGCACCTGAAGTCTTAGATGTTCTTGCTGATGTTTTGTCTAAACGTGTCTTGCCAAAAGATACCTTAGATAAAATAGAAAAAGCAGGGCAAGAAGCTCAGAAAGCACAAGAAAAAGCATATTTTGATAATGAGTGGGCTAAATTAGAAAGCTCCCTTAAAATGCAATATCCTAATGCTTCTCCTGAAATGCTTTCTGAAGCTAAAGCTGAAATGAACAAAATAGCCCATACAAAAGAATTTGGTCCATTTGATTTAGATTATGTCTTATTCAAGAATCAAAAATCTTTTGATGCTATCTTAAACACTAAACCGGGTAAAACTTTTGAATCTGGCAAAATCACCAAATACGATAAGCCAACAAAAGATGCTATCCTAGACTTTGATGAGGAAACTGCCTCAATTGATGATGTAAAGAATGCAGAGACACAACTTAATCAACAAATGAGACAAGCTCCCCTAAAAGTTTATGACAATAACGGCAAAATAAGGAGATAAATGTATTTGGTTAACAAAATAATTTTAAAAACATGGGAGATAATCCAAATACAATACCTTTAATGACCACTTGGTCAAAGGTATTTCAGATTACCCGCTTTAAGGGTCTTGCTTATAAGGCTTTCGCAAGTCAAAGATTAGAAAGCCAATTAGAGAAAGGTAATAAAGTTAAGAGAACCTATGCTTCCACTGGTCGTGCTAAAACTATGGGAAATGATGGTTCTTATTCCAAACGTGCATTGGTCAATACTGAGGAAGAGTTAGAAATTGATACTAAAGATGAATATTCTTATTCTCTAGTAGAATGGGAAAATTATCTTCGTCACATGCCTGACCAGCAAAAATATTCTCAAATTGCTTCACGTGAATTAATGAGAAAAATTGATGCAAAAGTTCTTGGTTCTTTGTATGCTGGAGCTGGTTCTTATGTAGATGATGGTGATTTAGGAGGTTCTGCAGGAACTTCAATTACTCCAGCTGCTAACAATGTAGCCGAAATTTTCATCCAAGCTGGTATGAAATTGCGCTTAAAAAACGCTTATTTTGACCCTCAGATGAAATATGAAGGTGGTATTGTACAACCAGGTATGCCAGCAGCTGCTATTTCTCCCCAGGTGTATGCTAAACTTATTAGCTACTTAGGTGGAAAAACAACTGCTTTAGGTGATGTAGTTTCTCAAAATGGTCATGGTGGTAAATTTGATATTTTCAATATCTTCGTATCAAATAACCTTCCTGCTACTTGTGTTATCACAATGGCAACCATTCCGTCAAACGCACAGAATTTGGTGATTAATGGTGTTACTATCCAATTCTTAGATACAATGGCTGCGACTGCAGGCTCAGTACACATTGCTTCTACTGTGGATATTACACGTGCAAATTTGGCTGAGCATTTAAATAATCCATATAGTACAGAGGCTGAGGCTACTGATACTGGTTATACAGCATTTACTGAAGCTCAAGCTGATTTATTGGATGGAATTATTGCTACTAATAATAATACTGCTGATACAATCACCCTTCAGTTAGACGGTTGGAATAGTTTTGCTACTCCTACTACTACTGTTACAGGTGCAACTGTTGGTGCGGTTACTCAGCACTGTATCTTTGGTGTTTCTGAATCCATTGACTTGGTAATGAAAAAGACTCCAGGTCTTACCATTAAAGACACTCCGTCTACTGTGGTATCTAAAGATTTTATTCACTGGGATTTGTACGGCAAAAAGGTCTTTGCTGACCAAACTCCAGGAATTGTTGATGTTAGAGTTGCCACATCAGGGTTTACTCAACCGACAATGCCTTAATAATTAACCTCTAAATTGGTCCTCTATCTTTTGAGGTAGGGGACCAGTAAGGAAAGGAAAATATGAACAAATTTCTTTCTGTGCTTATGGGACTTATATTAGTCTTAAGCGGGGTTAATTCATTTCAACTCCAGAATTTAAAAAGTTTTGGTGCTGTAGTTAAAAATACCCAGGAAGAATTCACTGCTGGGATTAAAGCAGGAAGAACTGGTGAATTTGTAGTTTCAAGTGCTGGTGCACTTAATACCTCTGGAGCTACTACTCTATCTGGTACGAATACTCTATCTGGTACAAACACTCTTTCTGGTGCAACTACCATTTCAGGTGCTTTGACTGCCAGTAATGCTGTAAATAAAGGTACTTTAACCTTATCGGCAGGTATAGCTACTACAACTGTCACTGCCGGAGCTATTTGTATTGCTTCGAGTAATACCGCTACTAGCGCGGTTACTACCATTGCTTCTACTACAGGTACAACATTGACTATAAAAGGTACAACTACTGATAAAGTTAATTATGTTTGTTATTAGTTGTTAACCCCCTCTGCCCCCTAATAGGGGCAGGGATGAGTTAAAAATTAAATTATAAGAAATGAAAAAAATATTAATTGTATTAGGAATAACATTAATTGTCGGGACTCTCTTGTGGCAAAGTGAAAAACCATTTGGACAAGGAAGTGAATATAATTCATTTTCTTCGCCAACTCATGCTACATCAAGTTTGGGTATTTATGCTTGGTCAAATGTTTTAAATGCTGATAGTGGCAGACAATATATGAATTTTTGTAATGATGGACTTGGTATTGTTTATTTGGGTTTAGGTGCAACATCAACTTTTGCAAGCGGTTCTCATACAGGTATTAGAATTAATTCTGGCTCTTGTTTTGAGATGAGCAAAAACAATATGTTTACAGGAATTGTATATGGGTTGGCTTCCTCTTCAACATCTACTATTTCTTCTACTTATAAATAAATTTTAAATCATGGAGCAGATAAACCCTAGAGAAACAGTTCCTTTGGTGTGGAGAAATCCTTTTCCAAATGATTCTGCTACTTATTATGTACAAGCTAAGATTTATAATTCCCTTACAAGGGTATTAATTGATACTATAAATTTAACTCCTGATATAAATGGATTATTTTATGGTTCTTTTATAGCACCCGGTGATTCTTCTGGCTCTGGATTTAAAATTGATGCTAATATTGATGTATATACAGATTCAAATTATACAATACATTCTGAAAACCATAGCCAAGAAAACGCTAAATATTTAGTTCAAACAAGACTTAATGCTGTTCACACAGGTTTTGGTGGTGGTGGAATAGATATAAATTATAATAAAATACAAAAAATAATAGAGGCAGCTATTGCTAATATTAATATACCTAATTATTCAAAAGATTTTTTGCAAACTTATAATAAAGTAAATGATTTAAAAGTTGATATAGAAAATTTAAAAAAAGTTGTTAATTTAGATAAAACTTCAATAATTACAGAAAAAATTGATACAGTTAGTAGGGGGATTAATGATTTAAGTGAAAGTCTAAAAAATGAAATAAAAGATTCGTTTGAAAATTCTTCTAAGGTGTTTGACAATTTAACAGAACAAGTAATAACAGGCTTTGAGAATTTAGCTAATTCTGTTGGTAATACATTAGATAAAACTGAAGTAATAGTTAAAGATACTACTGACATTAAAGAATTAGCAAAACAAGAAATAAAATTATCTACTGAAAATAAAAAAGGAATATCTAATCTTAATAAAGCTTTTTCAAGTGTTGATACAGTGATTAGGGCAGAAGAAAAAGGTATTCCCGAACCAGAAGAATTAGAAGAACCAGAAGAAGTAGACGAACCAAAAATTAAACAAAAAGATTTTTCAACCATAGCTAAACTTTTAAGTCAATAAAATGAACTCAGGATTATTAAAAACTAAACCAGACCCTAGGGATTATGATTATATAAAAACCTTTGGTGTTTCAACCTCACTTTTACCAGAGGAGTATTTGATTGAACCTATTTCTATAAAACATCAACAAGACACAGACTTTTGCACTGCCGCAGCTGGATGTGTATTAGCAGAAGCACAAGATAAAATAGAGTTTAGTTTTGAGTGGTTTTTTTCAAGATATGGAGAACCTGGAATATATGGGGCTGATTTAAGGAAAGCAATAAAAGCAGGAATGAAGGGTTTTCTACCAGTAAATAAGGCTCCATTTACTGTAAATGACAAGGAGAGAGACTTTTTAGCGGATAAAAATAATTGGCCTGCTAATCTAAATGAAGTTGCTTCAATTTATGGCAAACAAGGTTTCTTTAATGTAAAAGGTAAATTTGATGATATTAAAAATGCTTTATGGAATAATAGAAATCAAAGACGAGCTATTTTAACTGGAATTATGTGGTATAATGATTGGAATTATAACGGTATTATACCAAATAATTATTATTCACCAGCTGGACTCCATGCTATTGCAATTATAGGTTTTAAAAAAATTGAAAATGTAGATTATTTAATTATTCAAAATTCCTATGGCAAAGATATAGGTGATAATGGATTATTCTATTTTAATAGGACAGTATTTGACAAGGAATTTTCTGAGCCAATGTTTATGTATGTAGATTTAGATGGTTCACCTATTCAAACAACTGGTAATTTTTTTCAAAGATTATTATTTAAATTAAAAAATTATGTTAGGAAGTGAATTATATACACTTGCAACTTTTTTACTTGGTGGTGCTGAAATGGACCAAGATTCTTTTTATACATTAATAAATATTAAAAAGGCTATTAGGGAAAGCATGAGGGATTGGATGAAATTGAAAAAGACTGACATTACAAAAACTCTTTCATCTTCTGATAACTATACCTCGGCTAAAGAATTACCTTCGGACTTTTCAAGATGGCAAAAAGACAGACCAGTAAGGATATATGAATCTGGTAATACTACAAATTATTTAGATTATTTTGAAGTGCCTTTAAGTGAACAATTAGCAATACAAAATGATAGTGATAAATTTTATTGTGATTATGATGCTATGAATGCATATTTTGGGGGTACTAGGGATAGAAGTTATATAATAGCAATGAATTATCTTAAAAAATCCCCAACTATTTCCGCTAATGTAGGATGGATATTTGGTGATTTGGATGCTATTCTGGCTTTTGATGTAGTAATGAGTTATAAAGGTGGAGTTGACTATGATTCGGTTAATGCAAGAATGGCTCAATTTAACGGGCTAGATGCGAAAGAGATTGAACGTGCTTTGGTATCACAAGACGCTTCTCTACAAGTTTCCTCAAGACGTGGTGCCAATTATAATCAGTCAAGAGTAAATGGTTATAGAATTAAAATGAATTAATGGAACTTAATGACGTAAAAGTAAATAGTTTTAATGGGCTTATTACAGCTATAGCCGACCAAAAATCACTTAAACCAGGTACGGCTGTTTCAGGTACTAAAAATTGGTTAACTAGTCAATTTAAGGATTCTATTGAACTTAGACTTGGTACTGCTCGGCTTGGATTAACTGATGCTGGAACTGGAAAAGTAACCGGATTAGTGGTAGGGATACGACCTGACGGAACAGAAGTGCCTTTCTTTTCTACTGGACGAAAATTTAAGTATTATGATAAAGCTACAGATGATGTAGTAGAAGCAGGAACGGATATTTTGCCTGAATCTGCAGATGGTGAAGATATTGCTTTTGACCAATATTCAGGGCCAGGAGGAAATTTCATATTTGCTTCCTCGCCAAATTCTTCTTTTTATAAGATACCAGTTGCAAATCCTATGAGTGTAGTTGACCAAATGATGACTACTTATAGGGGACTTTTTCGTATTAAACAAGGTAAAACATTCCTATGGAATAGGAAGTCTTCAAATGGATTTAAGGATTATACTTCTGTCTTAGTAATGGTAGACAGTAAAGCAATAGAGTCTGATTTTACAGAAGTAAGTGATGAAAATATAGGTACAGGGGATGGAGTGACCAAAACTTTTACTGATACATTAGCCGAACGTACTGGTAAAAGGACTGTTTTTAACATATTAGTCGCATCTCCTATTTCAGTAACTAATATAACAGCAATTACAAAGGCAGCTAGTGCTGTAGTAACCGCTGCTGGGCACACTTTGTCTGTTGGAGATTATGTTATTTTGCATGGTGTAGGCGGAATGACTGAAATTAATGATAAAATTGGAATTGTTACTGATATTAATGGAAATGATTTTACTATAGATATAAATTCAACATCTTTTACTAACTATACATCTGGTGGAACAGCTGGAAAATGTGAATATTTTACTGATGACAAAAATGGAATTTTAAATTCTAATTTAGGTGGAACTGGAACTATAAATTATGCAACAGGTGCCATAAGTGTTACTTTTAATACAGCTCCGGTAAATGGAAACCCTTTAAATGCTATTTATTTGTGGGAAGATTCTACTAGTGATGGGATTTTAGATACAACTGATACACCTACAAACTTTAGACAAGCTGATGCTGGAAATATGCAAAACTTATTTAGTATAGGGGCAGATGAATATTGTATGCATTCTCTCAAAACTTATGTGCTAACAATGAATGCTACTATACAAAATTCTACTAATTTCATTTATAGGAGTAAAGTGGGTATTCCTTATTGGAGAGCTGCAGCAGAAAGTGGAGAGGGAATAGTTTATTTAGATTATACTAATCCAAATAATCCAGCTGTTAGGGTATTAAAGACTTCTCAATTTTCATCAGTGGTTATTCCAAACGATATATCAGAAACCCTTGAATTAGCCTCTTATGGATTTGATTATCCTGTTGTATATGACTGGGGCAATTATTATATTTTAGTTTGTCAAAAAATAACTAATGCTGTGAATGATACTTTTAATAGTGTAGCTTTTTTGTATAACAAAGTAAGTAAATTATGGGACAGGTGTGACTTTTATGCTTCTTGTTTAGCTGATTATGAGGGTGGACTTATTGCAGGGGATTCTATTTCTAAAAATGTAAACAGACTTTTTAATGGTTATGATGATGAGGGCGGAGTGATTGATAATGCTTATATTACGGAACAATCTAATTTAGGATTGGTAGAAGGAACACAAAAGTTTAATATCTTTAATATAGATGGGTTTATTAATCCTGACCAATCTTTTGATATTTATGCTTCTTATGATGACGGTAATTTTAGTTTAATTGGAACAGTTGATGGAAATGGAAGCTATGTAGATTTTACCCAAGGACATATTGTCGGGGGCTCTACAGTTGGTGAAGCTGTTGTTGGTAGTGGAGGACAGCCTAATTCATTTCATTTCCAGTATGAGTTTAAAGTAAATAGTGACAGATTTCATTATATTCAGTTAAAATTTGTGGCTAAAGGGGTAGGAGCTTTGCAAATTAATTCATGGACTTTTAAAGATAGAAGATATAAAGGAAATAGGACTCTACCTACTTATAGGGGCTAATTGTCACAAAATAAGGTTAATTAATTAAAATGTAAATATGAAAAAAATATTCATTATTGGTCTAGGCTTAATTTTAACAGGTTTAAGCATATATTTTACTATCCAGCTTAAAAAAGAGCCTATAATGCCAAATTTGGAGCCAATACAGCAAGATATTGCCTCTTTAGGTAGTCGTTTAATGGTAGTTGAAAATGGAACAGCTAAATTTGGAGCTGTCTCAATTCCGGATGCCCCATATCTTCTCCAAACTAGCTTAGCTGAACCTATTACAACTGCAGCGACTTCAATGACTTTAAATAATGGAACACTTAGGGACGGTAGTACTTTGACAGGCTATCAGTGTTTTACTGTAGATGGTGGAAAAGTTGAAACTGAATATATTTGTGGTACAGCTTCAGGGACAGCAATTACATCTTTAGTTAGAGGTATTAATCCTATAAATCCATCGGCAACTTCTTCAGCAGCTATTTATTCTCATAGACGTGGGGCAGATGTTCGTACTACTGATTATCCAATTGTCCAAATAATGAAAAGATTAATTAATGGGCAAGACAGCTTTCCAAATGTGCTTTCAATGGATTCTACAATAGCTACTTCTACATTTACTACTTATAATTTAGTAAATAAAAGTTATGTAGATGGCGTAGCTTTGCAAGGTGCACCGACAGCCACAACTACATTAGCTGGAATAGTACAAATTGCTACAACTGCACAAGTTATAGCTGGAACAGGAATGAATGGGGCTTATACTTTAGTTCCGGCGGTTTCACTTTTTTCAACAACATCATCTGCAACTACACTAATACCAGTTACAAATACTTCTGGCAAACTCTCTCAAGGCTTTTTAAACTTGACCGAAGCGTTCACCTGGTCAGGCACACATACATTTAGCGGTGATGTCTCAGGAATCAATGATGAATGGTTTGGTGATGGTTCAGACGGAGATGCTACTATTTCCGCCACCACCACTTTAACATCTGATAAGTTCTACAACAGCCTAACCGTAAATAGTGGAGTATCGTTGATTACTGGAAGCTATAAAGTATTTGTTAAAGGCACAGCTACAATCAATGGTACTGTTTCAAACAACGGCGGAAGTGGTGGTAATGCTTCTGGTGCAACTGGGGGGACTGCTGGCGCTGGAACACCACTCGGTTCTATTGGCACCAGCACTCCAGGGAAAGTTGGAACCAACGGGACGACTGGCGGTCCAGGAAGCAATGGAGGCGCAGGAATAGCCGAGAACAATGTGGTTTCTGGTGCAGGAGTTGCCGGAGGAAACGGCGGCGGAAGCGGAAGTGACCCTGGTGGAACAGGTGGCGTTGCTGGCACGATTACAACCAGTGCTTCATCTTCGCTCCGGGCTCTTAATGTAGCTTTAAGTCTTTTTGATAGAAACGGCTTCTTTGTAGCACGTTCTGGGTCAGGTTCTGGGGCTGGTGGTGCTGGCCAAGGTGTTGGAACCGGAGGTGGAGGCGGAGGTAGTGGTGCAAATGGAGGTAATGTATTGATTGTCGCCAAAACATTAGTTATCGGTTCAACTGGAAAAATACAATCAAACGGTGGCAACGGTGGAAATGGTGGAAACGGTAACGGCGGAGGAACAGGTGCTGGCGGCGGCGGAGGAGGAGCTGGGGGCAACGGTGGAATCTTAATAGTGTTTTACAAGACGTTGACTAATAGTGGAGTAATACAGGCCTCAGGCGGAACAAAGGGAATAGGAGGAACGAAAACCGGCGCAGGCACAAACGGGTCCGATGGAACTGACGGCAACGCAGGCTTTACTTTCTCTTTCCAACTCAAATAATTAATAATTTCACGAATGCCAAAAGATTTAATAGGGACAAGAGATGGACAAAATTTTTATGTAGGTAATAGTGTTTTGCCTACTCCGACTCTTCGTGATGCAAGTGGTGCAAGTATAGAAACGATGACTGGAAATGTAAAACCTACTATTCAAGCTGCATCTACTGTATCAACAGCAAATAAAACAAATCCTGTTTTTTCAAAGCCTACAGAGGCTACTGATGAATTTACAGATGTTTATAAGCGTTCACAGAATGCTCTTTTAACTGACCCTACACCTGCAAAAAGTAAAGACCAAATATATCAGGATAGATTAAAACAAAGCCAGGGAATAATAGATTCCATTAATCAAAATTTTTCTGCTAATGAATTAATAGCAAGCAGGGAAGCGGCTACATTGGATAAGCAAACAAGACAAAGTATGATTGCCCAAGGTTTAGCCGGGTCTTCTGCCGCTGTACCTGCTATTAAACAAACTACAGCTGCTAATGATGCAGTGATGCAAAGTTTGCAAGCACAAAGGGCTAACCAGATACAAAGTATTCTTACTGGTATTCAAAGTTATGCTGATGAAGAATTTACTCGCGAACAAGAAAGATTTAAAGCTGAAGCAGAGGGCAATATTGAAATGGTTGATAAGTTGCGAAAAGACAAATTGGATTCAATGGTCAAGGCTACATCTGAATTTACAAAGTTTGCAGAACTTAGTGCTAAATCTCCTTTAACTTGGAAGGAACTATCAGAATTAGAACCAGACACTGCTAATGCTTGGAAGACTGCTACTGGAAAAGATGATTTAGAGTTGAGTCTTTTAATGAATAAAGCTAAAACTGGTCTGGATAAAACAGTCTGGGACGATAAACTATCTCATTATGATGAAAAACGTGGTGTTATGATAATGATAGGTACAAAACCAGATGGTTCAACAGTAATACAGGAGCAACCTACCAAAACAAAAATTCCATCAGGTTTTAAACCTCAAATGTTAGGTGACCAAATGTTTTTAGTAGATGAAAATGGTATACAAATAGGCGAAGATGGAAGTATAAAAGGACTTATGCCTTATGGAAGTGTAGGACAATTTGATAAAGACAAACAAGGTGCAAACAATAGCTCAGCTAATGAATTTCTTGTAGAATCTGCACAACAAGGATTAAGAGTTGTTAATGATTTTCTAAATAATTTTTCACAAACACCGGAGGGTAAAATAAATGTAGAAAATCTTACATTAGGAAGAGCTGCTGCTGTACAAGAAGCCTTACCAGCTTATATGCAATCTAATACTTATAGAAATTCTATAGCTAATCTTGAAACTATTAAAGCAAATATAGGATTTGGTGCTTTAACAAAGATGAGAGAAGCTTCAAAAACTGGTGGAGCTTTAGGACAAATTTCAGATAGAGAAAATTTATTATTGCAATCTATTTTGGGTTCTCTTGACTTAAAGCAAGAGCCAGAACAGTTTTATGAAAATATGAGAGCTGTTGAAGAGAGTCTAAATAGATGGAATACTGCTGTTCAACAATATAGAGGACAAGGAGATACTGGACAAATTAATCTTACCCCTCTTGATACAAATTTCTCCCCAGCAAATCCATTGCTTCAGAAATACCCATATAAAGAAGTAGAGGAGTTTATACAACAATTTCCAGATGCTACAGAGGATGAAATAAAAGAACTTACAGGAAGTTTTAAATCGGCTGGAAAGCCACAAGCTTCCGACACAGGGATGAGAACTGACCGCCATGCAAACCCGACAGCCTTTACTACTGATATTGCTAAATTAGCCGGACTTAAAGAGGGAGTAGACTATGTAGCAGGTGACCCATTTAGTAATGGACAATTTAAAACGGCTAAACTTTTAAAGGACCCAGTCAAAACGACAATTCAAGTAATTGACAAAATAGGTTTCTTTACTCAAAATGGAAAACAAAGATGGTCCCATACAGCTATTCCACAAAGTCAATGGAATAAAATGAGCTATGAACAAAAGAAAAATGTAGTAAAACAAATGTATCAAAAAGAAGGTAATAAAGGTATACTTAATCAGTACTTTGCTTAATATATGTTTTGGATTTTTATAATTCTTTTAATAGGGTGGTGGGGAAATTTACAAGATTAAAATATGTCTTCAAGAGTAGAACAATTTAAACAACAAAAAGGACTTACTCCAAATATTCCCCTAAGTGCACCATTAGGTGGCACTTCTTCACGTGTACAACAATTCTTAGCTGAAAAACAGAGCCTACCTATTAATTCTTCACTTCCTGTTAAAGAGGAAAAGCCTGGATTTTTTAAAGGATTAGTTCAAGAAGTAGCCAAACCATTTATTCAAATATCTAAGGGGGCTTCTTCTTTATCTCCCGCTATAAAATCTAAATTTGAAAAAGACCCGATTAAAAAAAAGCAACTGGAAGAAGAGGCTTTTAGAAGGGCTTATCAACCAACTGATGCAGGATATTTTGGAAAGGTAGAGGCTTCCGATTATTCAACTAAAGATGCCTTAGGTAAAGGATTTGAAATAGGTTCTTATATGGTAGGAACAGGATTAGCTAAAAAAGCTGTTAAAACTGGTTTGAAGACAACCTTTAAACAAGGACTAAAAATTGGGGCTAAAGAGAATCTTATTCCTGGACTTACTGGTGGATTTGGAGCTGGACTTCAAGATAAAGATGCTACTTTTGGAAGCGTTGCATTAAGTACAGGTTTAGGTGGATTAACTGGTGCGGGTATAGGTGGCGTAGCTGGTGGAGTAGGTGGATATTTAGGTAAATTTAAAGTAGATAGAATTATAAAAGATACATCTAAAAAAATAGATGATATAGCAGGAAAAATTGTTCAAGGTAATAAAAATGATATAGCAAAAGCAGGAAGAGCTTTGTCTCAGATTGATATAAGTGGGGTAGAAACAGCCGACCAACTAGCTGAGGCTTTATCTACAAGAGAATCCGTCATTGCTAAAAAATTAGATGAAACTTTAGATACTGAAAAGTTGGTAAGACCCTTAAAAAATTTAGATTATAACAATCATAATTTTGTTAATGATGCTTTTGAACAACTTGATGAATTGTATTCTAAAACAAATGACCCTGAAAAATTAGCTGAATTAAGAGCTCTTAGAAATAAAGCTGAATCTAGTGGACTTACAGTTAGGGAAATAAATGACCTTGCCCGTATGCATGGGAATGAATTTGCTGAAAAAGCCTTTTCTAAAAGAACAGGTGATGCTTTAACTTCTGTTAATGCACAGACTGTTGAAAATACAAGAAAAGGACTTAAAAATACTGCAAAGAGCATATTTAAAAATCCTATTTTTGATATAGCGGATAAAGAATTATCAGATATAATAAATACTAAGAGGCTTATAAAGAAGCTAGCTGAAGATGCTAATACTCTTCGCCAAAAATTTGCAGATAGAGGTCTGCTTGAATCTATTGGTAGAAATTTATTCAATGCAATTGATACATTATCTGGTAGAGGTATTTCAGGTTTTTTAAGAGCTGCTATGCCAAGGGGGTATGGTACAAAACTTATGCAGGCTACAGATTTGGAAAAAGTTTTACAGAAAAATTTACAAATATTACAAAAAGCTAATACTGTATTAGAAAAGAAAACTGGAAAAATAACCCCTGATGTAGTTCGTGAGATGGAAGATATTATTAAAAGTGCTAATTTAAGACCTGCTCTTTTATCATTACCTCCCGGCAAGACTACTTTATATACACCAAATATTCCGTCTAGTTCTATAGACCCAAATATTGTTCCTCCTATAGAAGGACAAGCTCCAGATACTATTATAGGTGTGCCACCGAGCGGACCTTTACCTGATAAGCCTTTTATTTCCCCAACATTTCGTGGACAACCAGTAAAAGGCATGCCAGTTCAGGATATAACTGAGAGAAAAGTTATTAAAAAAAGTTTAGTTCCAATGAATGATATTTTACCTCCAAAGGCTGATATTAAGCCATTTTCAGCGGGAGATGCTAAAAATATGGCTATTTCTAGCTCCAAAATTGGCCCCGGTGGAGTTAAAACAACTAAAGGCTTGCAATCTGCTACAACTATAAAAAAGGTTACAAAATTGACAAAAAATAATAGCAATGCCAAATTAGGAATTAAGTCAATTGATGACCTAACCATCGAAGCCCGTAAGTATAAGAATGCGGAGGAGTTTGTGAAGAAGGCAGAGTTCGATGTTCCAACAAAGTCGCTTCTTCCTACTGATGGACATACGCCAGAGGTCATGAAAGGCAAATTGCCAGCTAAAGGATATGAGAACCAGCCAATTCGTGTAGAAATAAACAAGGAAGGCAAACTGCAGATTCAAGACGGGAATCGGCGTTGGTATCAGGCGTTAGAGCGCGGCGATAAGACGGTTCGTATTGTCTTCAACGACCAAGCACCAGCACTTAATTTCGAGGGCGAGTTTGACCGACTCACCGATATATGGAATAAGGCAAATAAAACTAAACCAGGAATAAAATCAACACTTGGACAAGTAAAACAAGGGCTTAAAGAATCAGTTCCTGGTCTTTATACTAATTCTAAATATACTATTGAATATAAAGATAAGAGTGGAAAAACTAAGATTTTAAAAGATTTGGATAGAGTGGATGCCTCTGGTTGGACAAAGTGGCTTGAGGAAAATGGTATTAAATGGGTGATAAAAACAGTGGCTACTGGGAGTACAGCAGCAGCAATTGCCTCAAACTTAAATAATCTAAAAAAAATATGAAGAGATTCCTATTCATTGTAGTTATAATATTTGGTTTAATATGTGCTCAAATAGCTAGTGCATCTATTTGGAATTTTATTTTTGATAAAAATGATACTAAATTTGGTGATACTATAGGAACTTTGCCGCAGTGGAAAGCTAGTACTACACCCCAAATAATAGTTCCCCGTACTTCTTCAACCTATGTAGGGTTAAATCAAATAGCTTCAACAACACCTACCGGGACATTACAGAATGGTTTAATGTTTTATGATACAGATACAAATAAATTTAGGTGTAGACAGAATGATTTATGGACAGATTGTATTGGCGGTGGTGGAATTCCTGGTGGCTCTACTGGTCAGCTACAGTATAATGATGCTGGTTCTTTTGCTGGTCTTGCTACAGGTACAGCCGGTACAGTTTTGGCTGCTTCCTCAACCTCTGCTACTGGTTATGAGTGGAAAACCATAGGTGGTACTGGTACAGTTACTTCCGTTGATATGACTGTTCCTACTGGTCTTTCAATATCAGGAAATCCAATCACAACCTCTGGAACTCTGGCTCTTTCTCTACAAGGAGGATATGAAATACCTAAGACTGCCTCAACTACCCAATGGGCTACTGCGTACAGTTGGGGAAATCATGCTTCTGTTGGGTATTTAACAGGTAACCAGACTATAACCTTAAGTGGTGATATAACAGGTTCTGGTGCTACTTCTATAACAACTTCATATAACAATATAGTTCCTATAAACAAAGGTGGCACAGGGACTTCCACTGCACCTACTTTTGGAAAACTTTTAATGGGAAATGCAGGTGGAACTTATGATTTAGTCGCAACCTCTTCTCTAGGTATAGTTAGTGGTTCTGGTTTAACCTCTCTTAACAGTCAAACTGGTGCTTCCCAAACTTTTGCAACTACTTCTAGTGGGTCAATTTTTAACCTCACTTCTTCTGGTAACGTACATACTTTTACAATACCAGTTACTCCAACTTTTACAGGGATAACTACTACCAACGCTTCCACCACTAATTTAACAGTTACCACTAATGCCTATTTCCCCAATGTAGCTTCTCAAAACTGTTTAGGTACTTCTGCTACTGGACTTTTGCAAGCTGGTACATGTGGGGCTTCTAGCGGTAATGCCGCTTGGACTATTGGAGCTAGTAAAATTTATAATGCTACCTCAACTGATTTAGTCGGTATTGGCACGAATACTCCCACCACTACACTATTTGTGCAGGGTAATACTGGTGCAAACCCTTTTGCAATTTCTTCTTCTACTGGAACTCAACTTCTTACAGTTTTACAGAATGGTAATATTGGAGTGGGAACTACCACTCCAACAGCTCGTGTTCATGTTCAAGGTACAGCCACAGACCAAAACTACACACTTTTTGCTTTATCATCTTCTACTGG